TTGCTCAACCTCATCGATTGAGTAGCCAAACGAAATACCGCGCAAGATGCCGTCTTTAACGTCATCTAGATACTGTTTGGCGAAATCAGAGCGCGAAAAGCGGATTTTTGCGTAAGCACGCTTTTTGTCTTCATCCAGATAAGCCCGCTCGACCACGCCCAGAACTTTGTCGGGGTTGTGGTTGAAAAGGAACGGAGCGCCATCATTTAGGCGCATGAAGTTAGGTGCCTCGGTGTCGTGGCTAAGCACCTCAGTGCCGAAATACCGCGTGACGGGGTACTCAGAGCTGAAAGGAAACTCAAAAGTTCGCTCGTCTAGGGAGCGAATATCAGTCGCCTCAGTGCGCTGCATACGCTCGCCGACGACAGAACGCTTCTCTTCAGGCTGCTCAACCCGCTCCTCTTCCGTGTCCTCGGAACGGATTGGAGCGATTTTGGTGAGAGCGCTGAATCGATGGCCAGCAAAGATGTCAGTCTCTTCGCCGTCGCGATAAATCGCGATCAATGCAGCAGGATCCTCTGCAGTGCCGTTGATGACGAACGTGCTCCCAGGCACGTCGATTTGACCATCACGCTCGACACGAGTGATCTTGCCCCGAGCACGACCTCCTGGAGAGTTCCAAGAAACAAAGTCGCCTGTTTTTAGGGCATCGGGTGCTGCCCTTTCTTGTTCCTGCTCCATAGAAGTCAAGAGTTCTTCCTCATTATTGCTAATAAGTTGTCTACCTTCTCGTGCTTTCTTGATTCGCTTGGAGCGGGCGTCTGACCAAGACTTGCCTGGATCGCCTCCCCAAGCAGCCCAAGCAACTCTTCCGTTGCTGGGATAGCCATCCTCTCCGGGGCTAAATCCCTGGCCTTGCTTATCCACCTCGTGCCTCGCGAACCAGGCAGACATGGTCACAACTGTGTCCGGTGACAGCTCATTCCCGCTCAAGATCTGGCTGGCTCTAGTGCGAGCAACATCAGTGCCACCGCCCTCACCATCAGCTTTCCAATCGCGATAGCGCTGAGCCTCTTCTCTCATGCCCTCAGTGGGCATGAGATCAATCTCAACTCCGTTTACGTTTGCCATTAGTCCGCTTGCGGGTGGGCTCGGGCTGATCTGATTCAAGCAACGGCAGCTGCATAGCTTCGTCAGTCAAATCAAGATCCTTGTCTAGCTTGATTCCAGCGTCAGAAGCGATCTGCTGCTCACGCGCAAGCTCAGCGACGTTGTCATCAAAATCACCGCCGGAATAGGCAATGATTTGCTGCTTCGTCATGTAGCCGGCCTGCTCCGCTTCGCGATAGGCCTTGACCTCCTTAAGCGGGTCAACCCAGCTCCAACCACGCGGCATCCAACGAGGCGACAAATAACGCTCAGGCCGCAGCTCGTAGTCAGGGAAATCGCAATATCCACTGAGCACTGCGAGGTTCAGCCACTCACGGAACACACGCATATGCATGTTGTCGATCAGATACTTCTGAACAACGCGCCAATGCTCGCGATCTTCCAGCAATGAAAGCCTTGAGCTGCTGTAGTTGGTGTCGCTGAAGTCGCGAGACAACGTCTCATACGAACAACCAAAGCCAGACGCGAAGCGCCTAACCTTGTTCTTGACAAACATCTCAAACTGCTGATCTGGCGAGTCGATGTCAGGGACTGAGACAGATTCGCCAGGCGAAAGATACTTAAATGTTCCTGGCTCAAATTCACTTATGCGCTGACTATTTTCAACATCATCGGCGATAAGTTCGCCTTCATTGTTAGTAATAAAGCCCATGATACTTGCTCCGGCACGAGCACGAATCACAGCTGCCTCTTCGTAGCCTTGCAGCTGATGTGCATCGGCCATCACGCTATGGAACCAAGGCACACCCCTGTTCTGGCCTGGCCTTTCAGGCATGAACAGGTGAATCACATCGTCTGCAGGCAGGAAAACATGCTTCCTGTCAGGGACAGGATTGCCTTGGAAAAATGTATCGCCAGGGTGACGAGTCAGGATTGCGTACCGCACAGGGCGGCCCCACTCATCAACCTCAACTCCGTTTCGCCACTCGTTGCCTTTTTTGCCTGTCGCACCGTTGTATGACTCGTCAAGCAGATCGCTTTCAATCATCTGCAGCGCCAAAGGCACTTTCGATTCACCAAAAGCACGCCGCACAATCCTGAACAGCGCTTCACCCGACTCGCACATCGCGCCAGCCGCTAGCCACTCGAAATCGTGAAAGCTATACCGTCCAGAACAGTCGCAAGCGTTAGGCCTCGTCCAATAGGACCATTTGGCCTCGATCTCACTATTAATACGGTTGTCCCGCTTGTTGCCGCGCAGCTGCAGAACCTGCGATTGCAGCTTGATGCCGGTGCCGATGACGTTGATCTGCGTTGTCCGCTTGGCCTGCCGCGCATACGGATTGTTCCGCACCATCTCGCGAGAACGATCCCGCAGCCTGCGCAGATTGCCTCTGATCTCAGCATCAGCACTGGCCTGCGTCGACATCCAATCAGATGTCAGCCGTGAAACCATCGCGCCGCTATAGGCACGACGGAAGACTCGGGCTGGCGCCTTGCCAAACCCCAGAAAGTTCATGACGCTCGAACGAATACCCATGATCAGTTGAACCTCACGAACATGTTGCGTGGATTGCCAAGGCCGTTGGCGATCATTTCAGCTTGTTCTTCACGTTTGACTTCTGCCTTCAAGCGACCTTCAAGCTGAATTAGGTCTGGCAGGTCATAACGCTTGAGATTCCTGTTGCCAATCTTGTATTCCTGTACTGCGCCGCCTGAAATTAACGTTCTAATTGCCGCTTGTACGGCATCCAAGTCTTTCTTCGCCTGTGTACGTCCATCGAAAGCACCAGGAATGCCCGAATACTCGAGATTGACCTCAACAGTCAGCTTGCCGTAGCCAAGCGTGATTTTTTCGCTTCCTTTTGATGCGATTGCCTGCCAATACCAATCACCAGCGTCAAAAGCAGCGCTATCGGTGGCAGAAATCGTGAACTCCCAGCCTGTTGAGTAAACAGATCCGGTTGTGGTGTGCGCTAGACCAGGGCGGACATTGCTCCTCAAGTAGTACTTGAGCGTCCACTCGTCACTCTTGATTTCGTTGCCGAAAACATCTGTCGAGGAGTCATCTCTCCATTTGACAGTGTCACCGGCTCGAATCTCGCTTGGGATGTTCACAGGACTACCAGCTAGAGACGAAATTACGGCGATTAGGCCGTTTTTGTTGCTTTGATCCTAGCTGAGGCGCCTTATTAGGCTCATTACGCCGCTCAAACTGATCCCAAATGCTCCGGCGGTCGAATTTTTGGTACATCCGGTGCAAAGCGGCATACGCATAGACCATTTCGTCCAGCGCTTCGTTCGGACTCTGGCTTTTTTTGACCCAAACGCGCTCTGGAAAGCCATTGCGATACCTGAGTACTTGTCGCTCAGCAGTTAGCTCTTGGAAGTAGTCAGGTCCAACTGTTGGATAGAAGTGAAGGTATCCAGGGCCTGGATCATTGTGCTTCAACCGCCCAAACAACAATGACTTCACGCCATCAACGCCAACAGGGAACAAATGAGCGCCATTTTTCATCGCTCGACCCTTGAAATTGATATCAACCTTGCTTGGCTTGCCCAAAGGTGGCTTTCCTTTTTGCCCCATGCCCTTAATCGCAATCACGCCCATAGCCGCACGCTCTCGCGCATAGCCATACACCTCTTGAGTGTGGTGACCACCGGAGTCAATACAGCAAACCTCGATGTTCAGCTTGCGGCCATCCTCTGTTTCGTATGGATTCTGCAAAACCTCATCTAGCTGCTTCCATACCTCCGCCCTGGACGGTGATCCATACAGAACCACTCGATCAACCAAATAAGCCTCTTCATCTCTGGCCCATCCCCATACCGACAAACTCAATCTGTCGTCCTGACAGTCACAGCCGCAGGTAAGCAACAAAACTTCGGCTGGTGGTGTTGCCTGCTTGTATTTCTCTTCAGCAGCACGCTGCAGCAGCGATTCGCCACTGATCTTGCTGGCGTACTCGTCTTCCCATACCTCGCCAAGGATGGTGTTGACCCATGTTTTGAGCTGCTCAGCATCATGCTTTGCATCTAAAAATTCCTCCACCAGATTCGACCACGCCGCATTAGGGCTGTAGCTGTACGCCGCCCAAATATGGAAGCCAGCGTGCTTGCCATTAAAGGGACCAGTGCTGCGCCACTCGCCACGCTCAACCATCCACCGCTTCTTGGCGTGAGGGATCATCACGCCACACTTTTCACAGCAGTAAGAAGCTGTTGACGGATCATCGTCAAACCAGCGGATGTTGGCCCACCGCAGATACTGCATATGACCACAATCCGGACATGGGACGTAGTAGCGCCTCATGTCCGACTGGTTGTACATCTTCTCGATCCGACTGAAATCCTTCACTGTCGGTGTCGAGCCAGAGACAATCTTCCGGTTCCAGTAGTACTCAGTACGCCTGATGCCCAGCTTGATCTGGTCACCTTCAGATCCAGCCGAAGGCGGATAGCCGTCGACCTCATCGAACAGCACGATCCGCCTGCTCACACGCCGGAAGCCACGCGGCGAGTTGGCGCCAACAAGACTAAGCGTCCCCCCTGGAAACTGTTTTTGCAGGATCGTGTTTGCGCCATCCTTTGCCTTCGCCTCGCTAACCAGGCCTCTTAGGACCGGTGTGTCGCGCAACATTGGCGCGATCTCTTCCTTTGAATACCCCTGAGCATCCTCAATTGTTGGCTGCACCAACATGATTGGCGCTGGATCTTGGTGGACGTGATAGCCGACGACGTGGTTCAAAATCTTCGAGTAGCCGACCCTGGCTGACTTCATCACCGTCACCTGTTCAATACCAGGATCAGTGATCGCGTCCATGATCCCCTTCTGATATGGCAGGGTTCGCCATCGCCCACCCTCCGCGCTGGACTCCGCGCTCAAGAAAGCATTTTCATCAGCCCACTCACTAAGACTCAGCTTTTTAGGTGGCTTGAAAGCCATGTAGGCCTTCTTTTCCAGCAGCTCGATATTGCTCATTCCCCTGCCTCCCGAGCCAAGTCTTCAAGCGTTTCGCGCACGATATCTTCTAAACACGCCATAGCGCCCGAGTCCAGATCAGGTATTCGTTGCTTTGCCTTGCTCGGCAAACCCATGATCTTGTTCCTAGCCATGGTGACAATCTCAACCCATTTGGCCTCAACTTCTGCTGCTGGGACAAGCAAACCTTCCTTCTGCTTCCTGTCCAGCTCAAGTAATTCGGCTTTTAAGTGCTCGGTCCTTGCTCGGCTTTCGTCGTAGTCGGGGATGTACTCGGATGTTTTCGTCATCCGTGGGCCTGGTGGCCTATCTGCAACTTTTGCGACTGGCTGCTCTTGGATTACTTGTGCAGCCTTTTGGTGCGCGGTAGTCTTGCGGGTTTGCGTGTTTTTTCGATAGTCGTCAGCGAGCGTGGCAGTGTCCAGCCGCTTCTTACCCTTTTCATTAAGAACTGTTTTGAGTCGGCCTTGCCGTATGGCTTGGCTGATTGCTGGTGCGGTGATGCCAAGAATTCGTGCTGCTTCGGCTTGAGTTACTAATGCCATCCGGCGTTTACGAGAAAATCAAAAAGTGCAATGTTCAATTGGACGT